CCAACGTCGCGAACGGAAAGACCACGGGGCGCGGTCCCAATGCATGGCGGGCGGAAGAGCCTATCCGGACGATGACGAGCGCGCCGGGATTTGCCCTGGCCTCTCCGATCCTCGTCGGCTGCGGTGGACGGGCCGGGCAATCGCGGCCCCGCTCGGCTGACGAGCCGACCGCCACCGGCACGGCCAAGGCCGATGTCTGCCTCGTCGCGCCGGTCCTGACCTATGCCCAGCAGGGCGGGCTCAACCGCTCGGCGCAGGAGCCGCATTCGACGATCTGCGCCTCGGCGAAGGATCAGAACGCGCTGATCGGCTGCACTCTTGTCCAGACCGGCTATGGCGAGCGGGAGGGGCAGCAGCCTCGCGCCCTCGATCCTGAGCGCCCGCTCGGCACCGTTGTCGCCGGCGGGGTGAAGCACGCGGCGGTGGCTGCGTTCATGGCGCAGCACAACACCGACGTCGTCGGCCACCCCATGACGGCGCCGGTCTCGACCATCGTCGGGAAGGGCTGCACGCAGGCACTGGTCGAGGCCTCGTTCCTCTCGCATTCCTACACGTCCAACACACGGGGCGGCGAAGGCGATCTCGGAAAGCCGATCAAGACGGTTACCGCCGGCGGCATGCATGCGGCCGAGGTGCGTGCATTCCTGTCGAAGTACTACGGGCCCGCCATCGGGCAGGATGCACAGGATCCGCTGCACACGGCGACGACGAAGGCACGTTTCGGCCTCGTCACGGTCGAGATCGGCGGCGAGCCTTATCTCGTCGTCGACATCGGCATGCGGATGCTCTCGCCGCGCGAGCTGTTCCGCGCGCAGGGCTTTCCCGACAGCTACATCATCGACCGTGGCATGCGCGTCGCGGGGCTCGACGCGCTCTGGGCCGGCAGCCCGCGCCTGGATGACCCGGGCGAGGCCGAGATCGTCCCGATCACCAAGACGGCGCAGGTCCGCATGTGCGGCAACAGCGTCTGCCCGCCACTGGCGGAGGCGCTGGTCGCGGCAAACTTCCGCGAGCGTGCCGAGATCGTTGCGCCGCGCCTGGTCGACTTGCCGCTGTTCGCGCTGGAGGCGGCGGAATGACTGTTCATCTCGATCCCTATCGCGCCTTCCTCGAATCCAAGGTGCGGATGGCGCCGGCGATCGGCTTCGAGATCGCCGATTCCGAGATCAATCCGCTCCTGCTGCCGCACCAGCGCGCGATCGTGCGCTGGGCCGTGCGCGGTGGTGTGCGGGCAATCTTCTGCGCCTTCGGCCTCGGCAAGACCTTCATCCAGCTCGAGGTGATGCGGCTCGTGCTCGCCTGCCTCGCCCGGCAGGGCGGCGCTCCGGCGCGGGCACTGATCGTGCTGCCGCTCGGCGTCCGGCAGGAGTTCAAGCGCGACGCCCATGTGCTGGCGACCGGCGACCATCCCCGGATGACCGACGCGCAGCGGGCGGAACTGGCGGCCTGGCTCGTCGACCATCCCGACGGCGCGATGTCGCTGCAGTTCCTGCGGCGCAACGACGAGATCGATGGGTCCGGCATCTACCTGACGAACTACGAGAGCGTGCGGGACGGCAAGCTCGACCCCGGCCGCTTCAGCGTCGCCAGCCTCGACGAGGCGAGCGTACTGCGCAGCTACGGCAGCAAGACCTTCCAGACCTTCCTGTCGCTGTTCACGGCCGTGCGCTGGCGCTTCGTCGCCACCGCCACGCCCTCGCCGAACCGGACGAAGGAGCTGATCCACTATGCCGGCTTCCTCGGCGTGATGGACACCGGCCAATCGCTGACGCGGTTCTTCCAGCGCGACAGTTCCGAGGCCGGCAACCTGACGCTCTATCCGCATAAAGAGCGCGAGTTCTGGCTCTGGGTGAACAGCTGGGCCTGCTTCGTGCAGCGGCCGTCCGATCTCGGCTTTTCCGACGAGGGCTATGACCTGCCGCCGGTGACCGTGCGCTGGCACGAGGTCAAGACCGACCTCGCCAACGCCGGGGAGGATCGCGACGGCCAGGGCATCCTGTTCCGCGATGGCGCGCGCGGCCTGATGCAGGAGGCGAAGGAGCGCCGCGACACGCTGCCGGCGCGCATGGCGAAGCTCTGCGAGATCATCGCCACCGAGCCGGAGGCGCACCGGATCCTGTGGCACGACCTCGAGGCCGAGCGTCTGGCGATCGAGGCGGCCGTGCCCGGCGTGCGCTCGGTCTACGGGACGCAGGACCTCGACCTGCGCGAGCAGACGATCATCGACTTCTCCGACGGGAAATTCCGGCACCTGGCGGCCAAGCCGGTGATCGCCGGATCGGGCTGCAACTTCCAGCGCCATTGCCACAGGGCCGCCTTCGTCGGCGTCAGCCACAAGTTCAACGACTTCATTCAGGCCGTTCACCGCATCCTGCGCTTCCTCCAGACGCACGCCGTGGAAATCGACATCATCCACGCCGAGAGCGAACGGGAGGTCGTGCGCGACCTGCAGGCGAAATGGGCCGAGCACGAAAGGCTCGTCGCCACCATGTCCGACATCATCCGGGAATACGGGCTCGACCCGCTCAACTTCTCGGCCGAGCTGACCCGCGCCATCGGCATCGAGCGCATAGAGGCGCGCGGCGACGACTGGCAGGTTGCCAACAACGACTGCGTCGTCGAGACGAAGCTCATGGAAGAGAACTCGGTCGATCTGATCGTGACTTCGATCCCCTTCAGCAACCACTATGAATACACGCCGAGCTACAATGATTTCGGCCACACCGACGATGATGAGCACTTCTTCGGGCAGATGGATTTCCTGACGCCGGAGCTGATCCGCGTGCTCAAGCCCGGCCGCCTCGCCTGCATCCATGTCAAGGACAGGATCCTGTTCGGCAACGTCACCGGCTGCGGCTTTCCGACGGTCAATCCCTTCCATGCCAAGTGTATCGGCCACTACGCCAAGCACGGGCTTGCCTATATCGGGCTGATCTACATCGACACCGACGTCGTCCGCGAGAACAACCAGACCTATCGCCTCGGCTATACCGAGATGCGCAAGGACGGAACGCGGATGGGCGTCGGCTCGCCGGAGTTCGTGCTGCTGTTCCGCAAAATGCAGAGCGACCGCGGCAAGGGCTATGCCGACGACAAGGTGCAGAAGCGGATCGAGGACTACAGCCTCGCCCGATGGCAGCTCGACGCGCATGCGCGCTGGCGCTCGTCCGGCGATCGGCTGCTGACGCCGCAGGAACTGGCGGCGCTGAAGCCCGACGTGCTGGCCAAGGTGTTCCGCGAGCAGAGCGCTGCGCAGGTCTACGACTTCGCCAGCCATGTCCGTATCGGCGAGGCGCTGGAGGGCCGCCACGCCCTGCCCTCGACCTTCATGGCGCTGATGCCCGGCACCACCCGGGACGACGTCTGGTGCGACATCAACCGCATGCTGACGCTCAACACGGCCCAGGCGGCGAAGGGCCGGGAGAAGCATGTCTGCCCGTTGCAGTTCGACATCGTCGATCGCTGCATCGAGCGCTACAGCGAGCGCGGCGAGCTGGTCTACGACCCCTTCGGCGGGCTCTTCACCGTGCCCATGCGCGCGCTGAAGCTCGGCCGCCGCGGTCGCGCCGCCGAGCTCAACGCCGGTTACTTCCTCGACGGCGTCAGGGTGCTGGAGGCGACCGAACGCGCGCTCTCCGTGCCCGGCCTGTTCGACCTGCCCGAAGTGCAGGAGATCGTTCGGGAGGCTGCGGAGTGAGCTTCAAGCTCTTCAACCACGCCTGGGATGCCGAGGTGCCGACGCAGTCTCATCAGCTCGTGCTGATGAAACTCGTCGACTGCTGCGACGACGACGGCAAGAACATCTTCCCGAAGATCCGGACGGTCGCCAAGGCCGCCAAATGCTCCGAGCGCCATGTCCAGCGCGTCATCGGCGAGTTCCGCCGCATCGGCTTGCTGCGGCTGGTCAAGGAAGGCGGCCGGGGACAGGACAATCCCTCGCTCTACGAGATGGACATCGAGCTGCTCGTGCTGCTGCGTCGGACGGACACCTGGCCGGCGCTGATGGCGGCGGCGGGGCATCGCTCGATCGACGACCGCGACGAGCTGTCCCGCCAAGGTGGAGATGGAGATGAAGCCGAAAGCCATGCGCGGGACGCATGCAACGAGGACGGCGAAGCGGATGATTCGGCACTTCCCAAGGGTGACACACGGTCACCCTTGGACAGGCCCGGGGTGACATGGGAGACAGCCAAGGGTGACAAGCTGAGTCACCCCCATATAGAACCCCTCAATAACCCCTCAGTTGAGAGAGAGGGTGCGCGAGCGCAGGCAGGCAGGCCAGCGAGCGAGGGCGAGCCTGCGGAAACGGGGCATGCAGCGGATGCAGGGGCCTCGGCACGAGGTCCGGCAACACTCGCAGCATTCCGGCAAACCTATCCGCATGCAGGGGCTGACGATCAGGCGCAGGTGATCGCAGCCTGGGAGGCGCTGCCGTTCACCGAGCGCTGGCCCGCGATCGACGGCATTCCCGGTTTCCTTGCCGAGCGGAAGGCGGCGGGTTTCTCCAGCCGGCTCTCGGCGCCGAAATACCTCTCCGGCCGGAACTGGCAGCATGTGCCCCGGCAGGTCGCCGAGCGGGCCGCGGCGCAGCAGGCGAGCGCCTTCGTCGAGGTCAAGGGCTGGTCGAAGGAGTGGTGGTTGATCCTGCTGCTGCGCATCGCCGAGGGTCAGCGCCAGAAAGTCAGCTTCGCCTTGCAGCAGGCCGAGGCCCACAAGTCGCTGTCGGTCTCCGCCGGCGACCTCGCCGCAGCGGCAAGACGCATCGGCGAACTCAAGTCGTTCGTCTGCAGCGGACCGGAAATCGAGGCTTGGCGGCCGTGGCTGGCCGAGCGTGGCGCCCGCATCCCGGTCTTTGAAGGGAATTTCCGCGTGTTCCTGCCGGGCGAGGCTCCGCCGGGTGGGCGATCCGATGCCGGTGATGACGAGGTGAAATTCTGATGGGCCGCCGCAAAGAGCACAATGCCAGCTTCGCTCATGGCCGCTCCTATCGGGAGACCCGAAACCCGGCGCCGCCGTCGATAGATGCCGGGCGCGGCTGGTTCATCGTCATCACCGCGCCGCGCGGCGAGGCGCGGGCTTGCGAGGGGCTGAAGGAGGCAGGCTGTTCCGTCTGGTTGCCGACGCTGCATCGCGAGCTGACCTCGCGCGGCCGCACAACGGCCTACGACACTCCGATGTATCCGGGCTATCTCTTCGTCGCCGACCTGCCCTTCGGCCATCGCACTGTGATCGTGAAGGGCGTGCCCGTCGCCGATATCCGCGAGATGCAAGGCGTGATCGGCGTGATCTCGACCCCGCGCGGCTTCCTGCAGATGCCGCGCTCGGCCTTCGAGCAAATGGTTGTGATCCAGAATGCGCCCGAACCGCCCAAGCCCGACTTCCCGTTCAACCCCGGCGAGCGCGTCATGGTGATCGACGGGCCGTTCGCTTCGTTTCAGGCCACGGTGGTCGCAGCGCTCGGCCGCGACCAGGCCGAGGTGTTGGTCGACATCTTCGGGCGGGCGACGGTCGTGCATCTCGAAATCGGGCAGATCGAGGCGGCCTGATCCGTGCCGTCCACATGTGCATGCGTGCATCCTTGCACGCGTTCTTGACTCCACAGGGGCGAATCGCGCCATAACGGTTTCAAGGTTGGATCGGTAGTTTGATCGTCGCCTCGGCGGCTTGTATCTCACGATCTCCCCGTTGCCCCCAGGCAGCCATCAGCGCAGCTATGAGCCCGCGACCCCACACGGGCAGCGGGCTTTTTCACATCCTTCAGGAGGCCGGCATCATGGTGGCGCCCGTTCGCCTGCGTTGCGATGGCTCGGACTTCTCGGCGCTGGGTAACCTCTATGCCGCCGCCGGCAAGCGCGCACCGATGGCGGTCAGGCGAGCCGTGAAGCGCAAGGGCGAAAGGGCCTTCGGCCTGATGACGCGGGCGGTGCGGGATATCCTGCGGATCCGGTTGCGGGGCGTGCGCCGGCGCATGCGAGGCAAGATGATCGGTCCAAGCAGCTACGAGATCGCTGCGCGCGGCTCGATCCCGCTGAAGGAGTTCCCGACCATACAGGACCGGTCGGGCGTCAAGATCGATTATTTGCCGCGCGGCTGGATCGAGGATGCCGCCAAGCTGAAGATCGCATTCCAGGGAAAGAAGGGTTCGCCCTCAAATCAGCCAGGGAACGCGGCCAAGCGGCGCGGCACATTTGGCGGTCGCATCGTCTACGGCACCGGCAAGCGTCGGCGCGAAGGGTTCGGGACGGTCGGCGGGGTGATGGTGCCGATGGCCTTCATGGAGGACCGGACGCAGCGGGAGTTCAACAAGGTGGCGACGGAGCTGCCGGCGGAACTGGCGCATCAGCTCTGGGTGGTCACCGAGGGCCTCGACAGGAAGGCGATGGCTGCGCGGGTAGGGCGGGGTCGCTACCTCCGCCGATGATCCGGAATGTTTCACGGAAATGTTTCACGGGTCCTTCCCGGCGCCTCCCTACCCCGCGGGTAAGATTGCCCGCGGGATTTTTCCAGTTGCTCCGGCGTAGCGCGCGATACACAGGACCGCACCCAAGTGGCTGGCGATACACGTTTTGCCTCGATTTCCAAGGCGGCCGAGCTCGTGTCGGCAGCCGAGGGTCAGCCGGTCGAGCGCTCGACCCTGTCGCGCTACATCAAGCGCTATGCGGCCAGCATCGAACAGCGGCGCGAGGGACGCGAGACGCTGATCGACGTCGATGCCCTGATCGAGCACCGCAAGATCAACATCCGCGTCGAGCGCGGCTCGACCGAGCCCTACAAGGCCGACCGGCGCATCGCCTCGTCCAAGGAACGCAAGGGCGAGATCGATGTCCGCCGGGCCGAGATCGAACTCGAGGAAGCCGAGGAAGAGCGGGCCCGCAAGCGCGGCGAGATCGTCAGTGTCGCCGAATTGGTCCAGGCAGCTGACGCGGCCGTAAAGGCGATGGCCGCCGCACTCGACGAAGCCGAGAGCGACGCTGCCGCCGAGATCGCCAAACAGACGCGGTCGGAGCCGCGTCATGTCCGGCCGGGCCTGCGCACCCTGAAGCGCGCCGCCCTTAAGGCTTTCCGCGACGCACTTATGGCGGCCCTGCCGTCTCAGTCGCCGGAGGTCGACGACACACCCGTATAGAGCTCTTGCGCGTAGAGGTTTTTTGCTTTCGCTCTCTGAAGCCGCGGCCTCACGGGCCGGGCGGATCCTGTATGGAGCGCTCGCGCGTTCGGCTCGTCCCATCGACGAGCTGACGGTGTCTCAGTATGCCGATCGCTACCGCAAGGTTTCGGCGGAATCGGGCTCGCCCTGGAAGGGCGACTGGCGCACCGACCGGATGCCGCATCTGCGCGAGCCGATGGACTGCCTGCATCCAGATCATCCGTCTAAGCTGGTTGTGCTCAAATGGGCGGCGCAGCTCGGCAAGACCGAGATCGGCGTCAACTGGTTCGCCTTCATCGTCGATCGCGCGCCGGGTACGGTACTGACGCTGCTGCCGTCGCTCGACGAGATGCTGAAGTACAACCGGGTCAAACTGCAGCCGACGATCGACGTCAGCCCGGAGCTCCGCCTTCGGGTGCGGAAGGAGAACCAGCGCGACGAGGCGTCCTCGACCTCGTCGTTCAAGCGCTTCGCCGGCGGCTGGAACCAGATCACGACGGCATCCTCCTCGAAGGGGCTGCAGATGATCTCAGTCCGCTACCTGATCGCGGAGGAGATCACGGGTTATCCCTTCGACACGGATAACCGCGGTGATCCGCTGGAGCAGGCTAAAGCCCGGCAGAAGGCCTATACCGGCAATCTGAAGCGGCTGTTTTCCAGCACGCCCGGACACAAGGCGACCTGCCGGATCAGTGCCCTTTTCGATGCGGGCGATCGGCGCCGACGCTATGTGCCCTGTCCAGACTGCGGCACGTTCCAACTTCTGACTCCGGCCGCGATGCAGCCGCCCAGTGAAGCGACGAACTGGCTGGCTTCGTTCAATTGCCTCTCCTGCGGCTTCATCATGGAGGAGCATCACCGCGACGAGATGTTCGCCCGCGGCGAATGGATCTCGACCCGGCCGATCCCGTCAGACGATCCGGAAGCGGAGCCGGTGCCCGTGACGGAGGCGATTCAGCCGGCGCATATGGACCGCTATCGTTGCCCGCCGATGGAGGGCCGCTGCCGCGAATACGAGCCGAGTTATGCGCTCTGGACCGCCTATTCGCCGGTCGAGAGCTGGCAGTCGCTCTGGGAGGCCTGGGAGGAGGCGAAGAAATCGCAGGTCACCCTCAAGACCTTCACCCAGCAGTCGCTCGGTGAACCCTGGGAGGACGGTGCCTCCGAGGTCCAGCACGAGAAGCTGCACCGGGCCCGCGAGGAGATCGCGCCAGGCCTTGCCACGGCCGATCATCCGATCTGGACGGGCTTCATCGACTGCCAGGGTGACCGGCTCGTCTGGAGCATCTGGGCGTGGGGTCCGATGACGCAGGGCGTGTTGATGGCGCGCGGCATCATTCCTCATGCGCCGGAAACCCCGGAAGCGGTCGCCGGCATCGACGAGCTGCTGTCTCGCACCTGGCCGGCGGCGACAGGCGGCATTGTCGAGGTGGTGCGCTGGGGCATCGACGGTTCGAACTGGTCGAACTGGGTTCGTTCGGTCGGCAGCGGGCGCGGTCACAAGCTCTGGGTCTGCGAGGGCGCCGAGAAGCGCAACGCGCCGATCCTCGGAACGCCGAAGCGGCTGGCGATCAAGGACAAGTTTGGCCGGGTCCTGGCCAAGGCGCTGGTCTATCCGACTGGCGTCTTCGAGCTGAAACACACCATCATGCGCGGCCTTCGCCAGTTCGTCGCGGGGCCGATGGAGAGCGGGGCCTATCTGCCGGGAACGCTGCGACTGCCGCGTGACCTGGTCGACGAGAGCTTCTGCAAACAGATCACCGCCGAGGTCTGCATCGATCCGGCGCAGGAGGCGAAGGGCAATGCCCGGCGCAAGCTGCATGAGAAGCCGGGCGACAACCGCGTCTGGGTCAAGCGAGCCGGCCAGGCGAACGAAGAACTCGACATCGTCGTCGGTTGCCGGGCGATCGCCTGGTCGCTCGGCGTCGACACCATGAACGCCGCCGGCTGGGCGAAATGGCGGGAGCGTCTCGCGCCGCCCGAAGCCGTCGCCGACCTGTTTTCGGCAGCGCCGCTAGCGGCGGCGGCCAAGCCAGCGCCCGAGGGCATGTTCGCGCGGCTCGCCGCACTCAACAACCAGGAGTGACCCCGTGACGGAAGAAGAGAAGATCGCCCAGATGGAGGCCGCGCGGGACCGGATCATCTCCGGCGACCAGGCCTCCTCCGTTCTCGTCACGCCGAACGGCCATAAAACGGATTTCGTGCGTCCCGACATCGCGCGGCTGGAGCGCCGCCTCGAGGAGTTGAAGGCAAAGGATGCGGGTCGCCCGGTTCGCGGCGCGATCGGCTTCACCTTCTGATGAACCCGCCCGCGCTTGTCGCGCCTGACGGGTCGACGCCATTGCGTGCCCATGTCGAGGCGTCGACCTTCTACCGCGCCTCCGAGACCCGCTCGCAGGCGCTGTCAAACTGGACGCCGCCGGGCGCCTCGGCGGACAAGGCCGTGCTGCGCGAGCGCCGACTGATCGCCGACCGCACCGAGGATCTGGCCCGGAACAATCCGGTCGCTGTCGCGACGATCACGCGGCTGGTCGACATGATCGTCGGCGCCGGCCTGCGCTTCTCCTCGAAGCCGAGCGCCGCGGCGCTGGGCATCTCGCGCGAACAGGCAGCCGATCTCGGCAAGCAGATCGAGCGCGAGCTGTCCCGCCACATGAACGATCCGCGCAAGCGGGTCGATGCGCAGCGCAAGGTTAGCGGCAACGGGCTGTATCGACTGATGGCGCGCAGCTTCGTCAAGCTGAACGAAGCCTGTGTCATCGCCACCTGGCGGGATCGGCAGGGCCCGTACGAGACGGCCTTCATGCCGGTCGATCCGGAACGGCTCTGCAATCCGACCGGCCAGCGCGACAGCGAGACCCTGCGCGGCGGCGTTGTCATCGACCGCTTCGGCGCGCCGGTGGGCTACCAGATCCGCAACCGTCATCCTGGCGACGGCTTCGGGCTGACTGGGGCGTCATGGGAACGGGTGCCGCGCGAGACGAGCTGGGGCCGTCCCGTCTTCCTGCATGTCTTCGAGCCGGAGCGCGAGGATCAGAACCGGCCGATCTCGCCCTTCGCGGCGATCATGCCGCTCCTGCGGATGAAGGGCACGCTGTCAGAGCTCGAACTGGCGGCTGCCGCCGTCAACGCGATGTATGCGACCTACATCAAGTCCAACATGTCTTTCGCCGAGGTCGCGGCCTCGCTGGAGCCGCAGGAGTTCAACGCCGCGACCAACACCTTCTCGGACAAGCGCCTCGGCCTTTACGAGGCCGCTCCGATCAAGATCGGCGGCGTCCGTGTGCCGGTCCTGCCGCCCGGCGACGAGATCGCCATGGCGGGATCGCCGCGCCAGAGCGCCGCGATGGGCCAGTTCGACGACGTCTTCAACGACCAGATTGCGGCGGCGCGCGGCATGTCGCGGCACCAGGTCTCGATGAACTTCAGCAAGCTCAACTATTCGAACTATCGCGGCATGATGAACGAGACCTGGCGCGGCGTGCGCCGGATGGTCGCGCAGTTCTGTGAGCAGGGCCCGATCCCGATGGCGCTCTGCGTCGTCGAGGAGGCGATCGACAAGGGCTACATCAAGCCGCCGGCCGGATGCCGCACGCTCTGGGACGAGCCGGCCGCCTGGCTTGCCGGTCGCTGGATCGGGCCCGGTCGCGGTTGGGTCGATCCGGTCAAGGAAGCCGAGGCTGCCGCCCTGCGCATGGAAACCATGGTTTCCACCCTCGAGATGGAATGCGCCGAGCAGGGCTTCGATTACGAGGAAATCCTCGACCAGATCGAGCGTGAGGAGGCGGAGCTGACCCGCCGCAAGCTGACGCGCGCCACTGTTGCAGGCCGCATCGCCCAGCGCTCCGCCGCCTCGTCCGCCACAGAGCCTGCCGAAGAGGTCGAAGCATGAGCCTGCTGCTGCCGCGCATTGCCGCCGAGCTGATCGGCGTGCCGCTCGCGATCGACGAGGGTCGGGCCACGGTGATGATCCGCGCGCTGGGCTCGCGCCTGTTCGGCGCGCCGGTCATCGTCTCGGGTGGCGGGAACTCGGCGATCGAGCCGTCGGCCGGCGTGCTGCCGCAGCGCCTCGAGGGGCATCTGCAACGGTCGAACCGCGGCGCATACCCCGTGGTCGACGGCGTCGCCGTGATCGAGGTCGAGGGCACGCTCGTCCACAAGGGTTCGTGGATCGGCATGGATTGCGGCGAGACGTCCTATGAGGGCATCCGCACCCAGGTCGAACGCGCCCGCCGCGATACATCCGTCAAAGGCGTTGTGCTCGAGGTCGATTCCCCTGGCGGGGCGGTCGCCGGCGTGTTCGAGACGGCCGAGGCGATTGCCAGGTTGTCGGCCGAAAAGCCGACCATGGCGATCCTGACCTCGAACGCCTGTTCGGCGGCCTATCTCGTCGCCAGCCCGGCCCGTCGCATCGTCATGCCGGAATTCGGCTTCGCCGGGTCGATCGGCGCCGTCGTCATGCATGTCGACTGGTCGGCGCATCTTGCCGAGCAGGGCGTCAAGGTCACGCTGATCTCGTCGGGCGCCCACAAAGTCGACGGCAATCCGTTCGAACCGTTGCCGCAGACCGTCGTCGATCGGATCAAGGCCGATCTCGACCAGGTCCGCACCCGCTTCTCCGAGGTCGTCGGGCGCGGGCGCGGCAAGGCCCTGACTGCCAGGGCGGCCTACGCCACCGAGGCGCAGGTTTTCTCCGGCCGCGAGGCCGTCTCCCTCGGTCTCGCCGACGCTCTCGGCGATCCGCACGAGGCCTTCGCCGCGTTCCGCCAGGAGATCGCGCGGCTCTGATCGCCAAGTCTGATTGCGAGACTCTCATCGCCCGGCTCTGACGAGCCTCTTTTTCAGGAGCAACTGACCATGTCGACCCTTGCCAACGCCGCGCGCGACGCGGTGCAATCCACTTCGCCCGCAGCCGTTGCCGCCGCGTTGGTCGCGGCCGTGACGTCGCCGTCTGCGGTTCCGCCGGAGGCAGCCGCCCCCGCCCCGGCTCCCGCCGCGCCTGTCGCTGCCGCGCCGACATCGGATGTCGCCGCGATCCGGGCCGAGGCCCGCCAGGCGGAGCGCACCCGCATTCAGGCCATCGTTGGCCATGCGGAGGCCGACGGCCGCTCCGCCCTGGCGCAGCACCTCGCCTTCTCGACCGACCTGGCGCCGGACGCCGCCGGCTCGATCCTCGCGACCTCTCCCAAGGCGGAGGCCCCGCGCACGCTCACCGGTGCCACCGTGCCGCAGCCCAACGTCAAGCCGCAGGGCAGCGATCCTGCTCCGGCCGACGCCAAGGCGGATTCTAAATCCCGCCTCGCCGCCGCCCGCATGGCCATCACCGGCCAAAAGGCCTGATCCGCCCACACGCCGACCCGCACCGCAACCCGCTTCGCCAAGAGGATCGCAAGCATGTTCACCCCGACCAGCCAGACGCGGACCCGCACCTATTCCGACGTCATCAAGAAGGAAATCGACCCCGATTTCTCGCGCGAGGAAATCGTCATCGCCTCCGGCGCCGGCATCCTCGCGCTGGGCACCGTGCTCGGCAAGATCACGGCCTCCGGCAAATACGTGTTGCACGACGTCGCCCTGGCCAACGGTGCCGAGGTCGCGGCTGCCATCCTCGGCGAGGCCGTCGATGCGACCAGCGCCGACGTTCGCGCTCTCGGCGTGACCTGGGGCGCGATCGCGGTGCTGCCGGAGCTGATCTTCAAGGCCGCCATTTCCGGCCCGAACAAGACCGCCGCCGTCGCCGCCCTGGCCGTCAAGAAGATCCTCGCCCGCGACGTCTGACGGCGTCGCGCCGCCCTCTAGCCTCCCTGCCGCAACCTCGCCCGCATCGTGCGGGTTCTCATCTGGAGTCCCGCCATGGAATTCGTCTTTCCCTTCGATTCGGCCACGCTGACCGAGGAGGTCAACCTCATCCCGAACGACTACGGGATGCTGAACGCGCTCAACCTGTTCCCGGCCGAGCCGATCGGCACGACCGTCGTCGGCATCGTGCGCGTCGGCAACTCGATCCGCGTCCTGCCGGCCAAGCCGCGCGGCACGCGCGGGCCCGAGGTCACCGCGGACGGCGAGAAGATCTTCTATCTCGAGGTCCCGCACTTCCCGCTGGCCGACAAGCTCGGCCCCGCGGACATCCAGAACAAGGCGACGATCGTCAACGGTCGCCCCCAGCCGGCGACGGTCGATTCGGCGACGGCCAAGAAGCTGCAGAAGTTGCGCCGCAGCCATGCCATCACCCGGGAGTACCTGAAGTTCGCCGCGCTGAAAGGCCTGGTGAAGGATGGAGACGGCAACACCATTGTCGACCTCTACACCTTCTTCGGCATCGCCAAGGTCACTGTCGACCTGGTGCTCGGCACGGCCGGCACCGATATCGTCGGCAAGCTCGAGGAAATCCGCACCTCCGTCCTCAGCAAGGTGCAGGGCGACACGGTCGGTCGCGTCGAGGCGATCATCGGCACGGCCCTGATGGGGCGTCTGGTCCAGCATCCGAAGTTCGAGAAGTACTGGATGAACACGCCGGCGGCGCAGGAGCTGATCAAGCTCGATCGGCACAACCTCGGCCAGGATTTCGGTCGCGTCATCGACACCGGCACGATCCTGCTGCGAGAGTCCGTCGGCTCGGTTCCGGTCAAGGCCGGCAACGAGCTGCTGATGGCGGCGGACAAGGGCGTCGCCTATCCGTCCGGCACCAGCGAGATGTTCACCTGCTACGACGCACCGCCGCACCATATCGACCACGTCAACCAGCCGGGCGAGGAGATCTTCATCTCCGAGAAGGTGCTCGACCATGGCGAGGGCGTCGAGTTCAAGTCGCAGTCGAATGCCCTGCCGGTGGTGAAGCGGCCGGAAGCGCTGGTCGAGATCACCAGCTCGAACTGATCGGTTGGCAGGCTTCTCGCCATGACGATCTTCAGCGACGCGGTGGCGCGGTCGCGAGCGGCCATCGCCCGCACCAACGGCGTGCCCTGGCGGATCCTGCCGCGCCTCAAGCGGCCGGATGCCCGTCCGGAGCCTGACCCGTCGCGGGCCGAGTTCACCGTGCTCGGCCACCTCTTCGCGCCCGACAAGCTCGACGGGCGCGTCGCCGAATTGAACGCCTTCGAGACCGGACGATTCCCCGGCATCGTCGGCGACGATCTCGCCTTGACGGTATGGGAGAACCCGACCGGCGGCGCGATCAAGCACCATGACGTCGTGCAGGAGGTCGTCGAAGCCCCGGCCATCGGCCGGAAGTTTCGCGTCTCGAAACCGCCCGGCGGCGATGCGACCGGTCATATCCGCCTGGATCTCGCTTCGCTCGAAAAGAAGAGCGAGCCATGAGCCTCGCCATCATGGCCATCAGGCTCGCCGTCAAGGCGGCGCTTTCGCCCTATGCGCCGCCCGAGACGCCGGCGACGAGCTGGCCGACGCTGGCGCACGACCGGATCTTCGATTCGCGCTTCGACTTGCTCGACGGTCGCGGTGGCGAGCGCACGCCGCTGATCGTCTTCGCGATCGAGGCGGTCGACGGTAATGCCTACTCTGGCCAGAACGGCGCGATCGAGGCCGGGCGCGGCTTCGACATTTCGACCAGGCTGGTGCTTTCCGCCCAGGTCACCTCGCGGCAGGCCTTCTTCGATCCCGACACCGCCGCCGAATTCGAGGCCGAGGCGGCCGACCTGCTCGATCAGGAGCTGGCCGATATTCTCGCCGCCCTGCAAGATCAGGCCTGGGCGACGCTCATGGCGGATCCGCTGTTCAAGCAGGTCACGAAGCGCACCACGAAGCTCGACGCCGAGCCCTATCCGGCCTCGGAAACCGGGGACAAGCTCGCCGTGCTGGCGAACTCCTATTTCGTCGAGCCGCTCGGCGACGGCGAGAAGGCCTTGTCTCTCGTCAGGGACGCACTGCCCACGGCATCGCCGGTGCGGGCGCGGGCAGTCCTCGCCCTTGAGCGTCTGGGCGCCACGCGAGCCTATCTGGCGGCGGCGGCGGCCATCCGCTCCGGCTTCGCGCCGCAGCCCTTCGCCGTCGACAGCCTCGCCCAGGGCGCGGCGCCGCCTACTCCCGAACCGGCGGCGCCGCCTGCCCCGGTTCCTTCCGACAGATTTCCCGTCACCCTCGATCCGGAGGACCCGATCCCATGACCGATACGCTGATCCCCGCCCTTGTCGATGTCTGGCCGAAGCCCGGTCGCCGTGTTCGCGACCAGGACGGCGCCATCCTGCCAGAGAAGCACGTCCTGCGCGGTGTGGCGCGCTCCGCCTATTGGCTTCGCCTGGAGCGCGATGGCGACGTCGAGCTGAAAGCCCACGAGCCCGAAACCGAGATTGCCGTCGAGGCGGTGCCCACCGTCGCCCCGTCTCCTGCCGCCGGCGATGCTGCTCCGCTGCCTGCCGATGCCTCTCGCGGCTCGTCTCCCGGCGGCAAGCCTAAGCCCTGATCACTCCACTCCCCCTCGCCCGCTCAACCGCAGAGGCTTGATCCATGACCATCACGCATGACCAGATCCCGGGCTCGCTGCGGCTCCCGGGCTACCGCAACGAATACGCGCTCGGCGCCTCGCCCTTCTCGCAGTCGATGCAGGTGCTGATCGTGGGCCCGGTCGCCGCCGGCGCCACCGTGACCACCGGCCTGTCGCAGCGCCCGCGGGACGACATCGAGGCGGCCTATGGGCCGGGCTCGCTGCTCGGCACCATGCTGAACTATGCCCGCCTGACGCGGCCCTTCCTCGACTATCGCGTCCTGCCGATGCCTGAATCGCAGACGAAGGCGGCGGACGCCTACACCGTGAACACCGTGCCGCCGGTCGGGACGTGGCCGTTCTGGGTCCTGGGCAATGCGCGCCGCCGCCAGATCACCGTCGTCGCCGGCGACACCGCCACCACCATCGCAACCAAGATCGCGGCAGCGATCAACACCCGGGTCACGCTCGCCGGCGATTCCAAATCGCTGGTCGACATGGTCTCGGCGACATCGGCCCTGGGCGTGGTGACGGTGACGGCCCGTAACGGCGGCACGATGCTGAATGCGACGGCCTGGCTCTCCTTCAAGAGCCGGGGCGAGGTCTCGCCGCTCGGCGCCCACATCACCAACGTCTTCACGGCCGGCTCTGGCGCCCCCGATCTCGCGGCGGCTCTCGCCGGCGTCGGCACCGGCTATTACGCCTGGGCGATCTCGGCCTATCGCGACGCGACCTCGCTGGCCGCGCTCGATGCCTGGCTCGAAACCCAGTGGGGCCCCTTCGCCATGCGCTATGGCTGGGCCGTCGCCGGCGTCGTCGGGTCGCAGGGCAGTCTTGCCTCGCTCGGCGATGCGATGAACGACCGCAAGCGCGTGCTCGGCGGCCTGCGCAATTCTTCCGAGCCCGAACCGATCATCGCCGCCTGCTTCGGTGCCGAGCTGGCTCATGTCTTCGACTTCGGCCGCTCGATCACCGAGGTCCAGATCTTCGCCCGGGGCCTGACCGGGCGGACGATGAACCATCTGACCGGGCCTTATGAGGAGGATGACGTCTTCTCGAACGAGCAGCGCAACCTGCTCTATTTCGACGGCATCTCGCCGCTGGTACCGGCCGAAGGCGCGGTCCAGATGGAGCGCGTCATCACCACCTTCCAGCGCCGCGCCGCCACCGGCCTCGAGGATATCTCCTATCTCGACATCAACGGGCCCTGCATCGACGCCTGGGTGGTGCAGTACATGCGCCATTACGTCTGGAACGCGCATCAGAACGACAGCCTGGTCGGTGATCAGGAAGACTTCGCCGACGGTCAGACCCGGCCGAAGGATGCCTTCAAGACCTTCGTCGCCGCCTATACCGAGATCAATCGGCGCGGCAAGATCGTCCAGGACGTCGCCTCCTATGAGCAGGCTCTGAAGGTCGAGCTTTCCGGCAATCCGGTGCGCCTCAACCAGGAGCACAAGATCTTCCGGGCGAACCCGCTCTACATCATCGCCAGCAAGAGCATCGTCGGCGAGCTCGCTCCTGGCGCCCAAGCCTGACGGCAGCGCACTGACGCCCTCCGACTTCGGCCCCGGACGACCGGAAGCCGCGCAACCCTCTGACATCGGGAGTTCCACACCATGGCCGGCAAGGACTATGGCGTCGTCATCATCACCGTGCGTTCCGGCCCTCTCGCGGGCAAAACGCTGCAGGCGATGGGTGAAATCAAGCTCAAGGCCTCGGGCTACAAGATCGGCTCCGAGGTCTCGGTCGATCACCAGAGCCTGAACCGCTCCTTCGAGCCCACGGCCGTCGTCGCCGCCGCCGATTTCGATCGCGGCGAGATCGACTGGGATGCACTGCTGCAGGCGCGCTTCGACATGACCTGGGAAGAGCAGCACGCCGGCTGGGTCCATTACATGACGCAGGCGGGCTTCACCGGCGAGGCGCAGGATTCGTTCAAGGACGGCAAGACCAGCGGCCTCGAGATCCACTGCACCAAGCTGAACTACCGCAAGAGGCCGGTCTGATGAGCTGGAAGCTCACACTCGACAAGGAGCGGGAATGGCCGGCCAAGCGCATGGTCGGATCGATCGAGTTTCGCGAGCCGACGCTGCGGATCATGCGGACGCTGCCCGAAATTGAACTGATCCGAACCTTTCCGGACAGGTCGAGCAGCTACGCCGTCGACTGGGCGGCGGTCGAGGCCTGGCTGAAGGCGCTCGTCACCGACGAGGTCGACAGCGGGCTGATCGACCAGCTCTCGCCGGCCGAAGCCGAGCGCGCCAAGGTAGTGCTGCTCGGTTTTTTCAACACGGCGGCGGCCGCGACGCCCAGGAGCGAGCCTCAGACGATCTCCGCTTCGGAGCCGGCCTCCGCGCAGACCCGGATCGACTGAGCGTGGCCGAGCTGATTCGACTGCATGAACGCTGGCACGCCTGGCGGCTGGCCCAGATGCTGGGAGCCTGAACGATGGCGATCGTCAACGAAGCCCGGGCCGTCCTCACGGCTGAGGACCGTGCCTCCGCCGTGCTGGCCATGGTCGCGCGCAATTTCGACAAGCTTGATCGCGCCGCCAGCCGGCTCGATGCCAACGGCGCCGGCGCCCGACGTCAGCAAGTGGTCGAGCAGCATGCTAGCCGCACGGCGGTTCTGACCCAGCGCATGGGCGCCGCGGCGCTGCGGGCGACCGGGCCGCTCGTCGGGCTCTTCGGCGCCTATGGCGCCGCCCGGATGGTGAATGGCGCGAACAAGGAGTTCTACCAGAACGAGCGCGCCATGACGCGCATTGCCGTGACGGCCGATGCCTCGGCAGAATCCCAGGCGGCATCGTGGACGCAGCTGCAGCAGCTCGCGCGGGAGACCGCGCTGCCGATCGACAAGGTGCGCGATGGCCTCGACGCGCTCGTCGCCTCCGGTCGCTCCCTGCCCGAGGCGATGGCATTCCTGCCCGCGGTGGCCCAGACGGCGCAGGCCAGTGGCGCCGAGGTCGCCGACATCGCCAAGACCGCCGATGCCGTCGGCGAGTCGTTCAAGATCTCGGGCGACAAGATGCAAAACGCCTTCGACATCATGGCGGCGGGCGGCAAGGCCGGTAAGTTCGAGCTGAAGGACATGGCTCGCTATCTGCCGAGCCTGGGCCCGGCGACGGCGGCGCTTGGCTTCAAGGGCGAGAAGGGTCTCGCCGATCTCGTCGCCATGCTGCAGGTCATGCGCAAGGGCGCCGGCACCTCGGAAGAGGCGGTGGGCTCGATGAGCAACATCCTCAACAAGATGGAGAGCGACAAGACCGCGAAGGAATTCAAGAAGCTCGGCGTCGATTCCGAAGAGGCGTTCAAGAAGGCCCGCAAGGAAGGCCGCAATCTCGTCGAGGTCTTCGAGGAGCTGTTGCAGAAGGCAACCAAGGGCGACGCGTCGAAGATCGGCGAGATCATCGACGACCAGGAGTTCAAGCGCGGTGCCGTCGCCCTGATGCAGTTTCGTGGCGAGTGGCAGAAGCTCTCGCAGACGATGCAGACCAGCTCGGCGGGAACGGTGGCGCAGGATCTCGCGCGCGTGACGTCCAACAGCCAGGCGACTTTCGACCGGTTCAAGAATGCGGCCGATCGCCTGGCCGATTCCCTCGGCCGGCGCCTGTCGCCGGCCTTCAAGGGGGTGGCCGATGCGGCGACCTCGGCGATGGACGCGGTGAACGGCGCGCTCCTTCCCGGCGAGACGGAAGAACAGCGCCTCGCCCGCTTTGGTAACGACAGGCCCAGGACGCGCGCGGAACAAAGGATCGATGACGCGCGCCGGGCCGAAAGGCGCCAGAAGCTGTTGGATGACCCGAGCTCGGAGATCTACGGCATGCGCGATGGCGGCTGGGCTGGCGCGCGTCGCAGCCGGCCGGCGCCGAGACCTCATGTCAACCTGCTGAATGATGCGCATGCCGATCGCCAGCGCATGCTGGCCGAGCAGGCGACGTCCGAGCGTCGCGAACGGGATGCGGCCCGGGCCCGTTTTCTGGCGGATGAGCGCAAGCAGGCCGAGGAAGAGCGGCTAAACCCGCGCGGTCACGATGCCTATCGCGATGTCGACGCTCTGTCGCGCGCCAGGAAGCGTGTTCGCCAGGAGAGTGACGCTCTCACTGCCGGCGACCTCCTGGCTGGGCGTGGAGAGGCGGGGGTGACGCTGCAGGCGTCGTTCATGAAGCTCGTCCAGGAGAAGAACCGCGAGGCCGTCGCCGGCAAGACTGGCACGACCGCTGTTAGCGGCTCGACCATGGGCGGCGGCACGCACCGCCTGGAACTGCAGGAAGCAATCTACGCGCTTCTGTCCCAGACCAGCGGCGGCAAGGCTCCCGAGGCAGGGATTGTCGATGCGATGTTCCAGAAGCTCGACGCCGCCGCGACGGCGCTCGCCGGCCGGCTGACGGATGGGTCAACGGATCGGACCAATGTCGACGGTTGGGCGAATGCTTTGAAAGGCGCCCTCGGTGACCAGATCAAGGCCGAGGTCAAGCCCGACCAGATCACGGCGAAGGCCGATGTCGACGTCACCTCCTCGGTGAAGGTCGAGGTCGTGCCGACGCCGGACTTCTGGGCAAAGGTCGATGCACGCGTGACCTCGCAGTCGTCGCGCAGCAGCGACACGCGCGGTATCTCGCTGCCCGGCAAGGAAACCAGCGGCGGTGGCGGTGGTGGCGGGGGAGCGCACTGATGGCCTCTCCCGGCGGTTTCCTGCGCCCGGCCTCGTTTCGTGGCGTGCCCTTCTTCGCCCGGCGCGATTCCAGGCCGTTTCCGCGCGCGCTGCAGATCGACGAGTATCCGGCCTCCGATCGCTGGAGCATCGTCGATCTCGGCCGCAAGGCGGTGACGTACAAGGTCGATGCCTATGTCGCCGACGAGATGATTGTCGAGGCCCGTATGCGGGCCCTCGAGCTTGCCCTCGAGACGCCAGGACCTGGCCTACTGATCCTGCCGCAGCGCCGGCCGGTCATGGCCTGGGCGCGGGCACCGGAAAGCAGCTGGGAAGGCGACAAGCTCGGCTATTTCAGTTTCCGGATCGACTTCGTCGAGGATGGCCCTGCTGCCGGCATCGGCCTCAGCCTCGGCCTGGCCGAGCGGCTGATCGTCGATGCGCTCGGTGCGGTTGCCGGCTTCGCCGACGCCGCCGGCATTCGGCTCGACAGCATCGCAGCCGATCTTCGCGGCGTCGGCATCTATGAGGCGACCGCCTTCGCCCGGGAGGGCGCTGCACGGCTTGCCGGTTTGAAGATCGATGCTCTCGCCATCACCGCCGAGACCGAGGTCGTCGAGGCCGTCCAGATCGCCCGGGGCTGGATCGGTCATGCTGATATCGTCGAGGCCCTGTCCGTCGCCGGTGACGCCGGACTGACAGCGCTGGAAGAGCGGGCCGCCGCATGACGACGCCCCGTTCGACTTCGCGCATCGTCGAGGCGCGCGGCCGCGAGGCTGCCGCCGTCTTCGCGTGTCTGCTGGCGGCGCTCGCCTTCGCGCGCGGCTGCTTGCGGCTCGATTTCGCCACGCGGCAGCAGGCCGAGCAGGCGCGCGCCCGCCTCGTCGCGGTGATGGAGCCGCTGCTCGACCGGGCCGCGACCGAGACCGATCTGCTGACCGTCGTGGTCGGCGCCTATGGCAGGGCGCTGGCGGCAATCGACGCGGAGATCCTGACGCTGAAGCCGCTGGCGCGTGTCGTCACCGGCGAGAGCCAGCCGGCCTGCCTGCTGGCCTGGCAGCTTTATGGGGATACGACGCGCGCCGCCGAGCTGGTCCGGCTCAACAATGCGCGCTGTCCAGAATTCATGCCGGTCGAGATCCTCGCAGCCCTCCCGGGCGAGGCGGCGCGATGAGCGAGGCTCTGGTTCTGGAGATCGACGGGCAGCCGCATCCGGGCCTGCTCTCGATCGAATACAGCTTCGACGGCAAGGGCGCGCTGCTGAAGGTCATCGCCGGCGTGCACGAGCGCAAGGGTGCTCTGACGAAGAAGGGTTCCGAGGCGGTGCTGAAGGCGCTCCTCCCCGGCGGCGGCGCCGAGACCATCGTCACCGGCCGGGTTCGGCGCAGCTATGGCGACGAGGCCAAGCCGGCGCTGCGGCGCTTCCTGCAGATCGAAAGCAAGATCTGCGACGCTGTCGAATGCGCGGCCGATGGGCGCAAGCACGGCTATCGCCTGAAGGGCAAGAAGCTCGGCGAAGCCGCCGATACGCTGTTCAAGCCCTACGGTCTCAAGGTCAAGGTCGAGGCCGACAGCCGCTCGATGGATATCGCCTGGGCGCCGGGCGATCGGGCCTTCGCGGTGATCGAGGAGCGCGCCCGCAAGGCCGGCCTGCTGATGACCGGCACGCCAGATGGTGGCGTCGCGCTCTACAAGGGCGTGCGCGGCCGCCATCCCGGCGCGTTCATCGTAGGCGACGATCGCGACGACGCCAACGCCACCACGCTGCAGTTCGAGGACAGCGAGATCGGCCAGTTCTCGCAGACCCATTATTACGGCCAGCGCTACAAGGGAGGCAAAGGCAAGGATGAGACGGACGGTTATGCCGTTGTCGAGAACGAGTCGATCCGCCGGTTGCGCATCGACATCCGCCGGCTCGAGCATGATGGCGACGATGCCGACCTGAAGCAGCGCACCGAATGGGACAACCAGCGCGCCGCCGGTGGCGATGCCGGAAACGGCACCCAGATCGTCCTGGCGACGCCGCAGTGGCGTGATCCCGACGGCCGGCTGTGGAGCGCGGCCTTCGTCCGGCATGTCGTCGCGGCCGATTTCGAACTCGAGCAGGACATGGCGATCAAGAGCGGCCAGCTCTCGTGGTCGAAGGATCACCAGATCGCCCGCCTGACCATGGTCGATCCGCGCAGCCTCGGCGGCAAGGATGCCAAGGGCAAGTCGGGCGACGCCTGGAAAGTTTCGACCAAGAAGGCGAAATACGAGGAGCTGTCGTGAGCCTGATCCGCTTTCGCGTCATCAGTGTCGACGATTCCGGCGAGTTCCAGAAGGTCACCGGCCGTGGCGATGGCGGCGCGATCCTCGAAAACCTCTATCGCCCGCAGAGCGACGGCCTGACCAGCGTGCCCGAGTCCGGCGCCTTGGGTTACGCCCTGTTCGATGGCTCGCGCGAGCGCGGCATCGTTCAAGGCCTCGAAACGGCCGGCAAGCGGCCCAGCGGCCAGCCGACGGGAACGAAGATCCTCTACGGCCCTGACGGTCAGAAGTTGAACCTCAAGCCCGGAGGAGGCCTCACCATGGAAGGCGGCGGCGGCCAGTCCCTGTCCATGAAGGAAAATGGCGACCAGGTGCTGAAGCCGAAGGCCGCCGGAGGCAAGGTCTATCTCGGCGGTGATCCGGAAGATGGCGGCGTCTTCGCCAAGGTCATGACCGAGGCCGGCGCCTCCCCTTTCGTCTATGCGAGGGTTTCCTGAATGACGCGACTTCTGGTCGATGCGCTGGTGCCGCAGGGCGCCGGCCCCGATATCCTCTGGGATGGCGCCTATGGCGACATGGCCGTGGCGCCTCTGTCCGAGCCCGGCAACCCGGCCGGGCTTGTTGCCCGCAATCCGCTGCTGACCGGATTGGTCCTGTCGCTCGAAACCGATGCGCGTGGGCCCCATGATCCGCTCGATCCGGCCGCCTATGACCTTCGTGGGTGGCCCGGCGACGGCTTCGACATCGATGTCGCGCGGGGCGAGGCGCCGCTCGGCTCGACGACCTGGGTGTCCTTCCGTCATCCGACGGATGACGAGAACGCCCGCCGTGTCGTCGAGGCCGCCCAGGTCGCCCTGAAACCGTTGCAGGACCAGGGCGTCATCGGCGACGTGACGGTCGAGGCCGCGCCCGATCCTGCCGAGAGCCGGATCCGCCGGACCATCTCGATTGCCCGGCCCGACGGCACGATCCTCTATTCCGGGCCCTTCGCCGGGCTCTGGGAAGCCCTTGGTGCTGCAACCCCGGGCCTCAGCGCCTGATCGCCTTCGAAAGCTTGAATCAGACATGGCCCTGACCATTCCGACGCTCGATGCGACGTCGCGCTGGCTGCGCGGCGTCGTCGCCACGGCCCTGTCGGGCGCGCGCGCTGACATCTGGCCGAACAACTGGACCGTCTTCGTCAAGGTCATGGCGATGGCGGCCTCGCAGGGCAACCTGCGGGCCGAGTGGATCTACAAGCAGATCTTCGTCACCACCGCCGAAGACGACATGCTCGATCTGCATGGCTACGAGATCGGCCTCGGCCGCAAGCCGGCAACGGCGGCGACTGGCGAGGTCGTCTTCGCCGCGGCCGACGGCGCGATCGTTCCGGCCGGCTCGGTGATCGACGCCGGCGGTATTGCCTTTACCGTTCGGTCGGCGGCCACGGCCGTCGGCAACAGCGTCACCGTGACGGTTGATGCAACGGAGACGGGCCAGCGTGGCAATCTGCCGGCCGCCGCCTCGGTGCGCCTGCGCGAAGCGCTGGGCGGCGTCACGCAGGACGGCGAGATCGGGTCGCTTGGCCTCTCCGGCGGCGTCGAGAAGGAACTCGACGCCGCCTATCGCAAGCGCCTGATCTTCCGCAAGCGCAACAAGCCGCGGGGCGGCGCCAAGGCCGATTACATGGTCTGGGTCGGCGAGGTCGCCGGCTTCGCCACGGCAGAGGTCTTTGCGGCCACGCCGCAGATCGGAACGGTGACCGTCTATCCGTTGCTCGAGGGATCCGGCGCCGATCGCATTCCCTCGCCGGCGGACGTGCTGCGCTGCGCCGAGTATATCGAGACGCGCCGGCCTCTGACGGCGACCGTCGTCGTCGTCCAGGCGATCGAGAAATCGATCCCCGTCACGATTGCGCAGCTCGAGAGCGACAGTGCCGCGACCCGGGCCGAGATCACGGCCGAGATGCTCGACATGTTCGACGAGCGCGCCTTCGTCTCGGCCGGGTCGGAGACGTTCCCGACGGCCTGGCTCTCAGAGGCCGCGTCGCGGGCACTCGGCGAATCCCGCCATCGCATGGTGCTGCCGGACCCCGATACCGATACGGCGCTGGCGCAAGGCGAATTCCCGGTCTTCGGCGGATTGACCGTCACATGAGCCGGACCTTCGCCGTCGTTCAGGGCCAATTGCCCATCCGCGTCGCCGATGCCGCGCCACTGGAGGCGGGCCCTGGCCTCGGCGGAGTG